GCGCAGGGCGTCGTAGTTGTCGGCCCCGAAAAGCTGGAACCTGCCCTGATTGGGGAAGTCCGCGCGCAGTTCGGCTTCGTTGACCGTGGTGTTCGGTATCCTGAGCGCGAAGTCCTTGACGTAATCCCACGCGGTCTGCTTGGCCTGCCGCAGAAGGGGAGCGATATAGGCAAAGCGTGGTCGCGGACGCTGGCAACGCAGGACGCTGTCGATAGTGTCTGCAATAGCCCCGACGGTCTTTCCGCCTCGCCTGTGAATGACAGCGACACGGAAGCGGGCGCGGGACTTGTGGAACTGGGTCTGCCAGGGACGCGGCCGATAACCGAGGTCAATCGTCGGCACGTGCAACGCCAGTGATGACCTTGATGGTGAGATCGCCCCCACCTTCTCCGGTCACTTGCATCGGGAGCACCTTGCCGAGAAGGGCAAGGAATGGACCGGGGTTTGCTGCGGCCTGCGTGGTCAGGTATGCGACCATTCCGCCCTTGCCACCGGCCCCCTCTGCTGCCTGCAGGATCGCATCCTTGAGCAGCGCTGTGGTCCTGTTGGGCATTCCCTTAGGCCTACCCGGACCAGCCTTGCCTTTTCCGATTTTGGGCGTTTCTAAATCGGCCATTGTCAGGGCCTCGCTGTGCGATCCTTCCGCTAGGGAAGGTTGTCGCTAGGTTACGTTAGCTGACGGCTGCGGAGAAGGGTGTGGCTTCGCCGCCGGTTCCGGTGAGGACGCCCCAGACGGACCAGAAGCCGGCCTTGATGTCCTGCACGTAGAAGCGATCACCGCCGATCTTGACCGATCCTGATGTGGTGCGGTTGAGGGTGATGGTGTCGGACGCTGCAACGCAGCCGAAGCTGGTTGCCGTGCCGTCAGCGTTGTCCACGACGGTGAGGGCGCCGGACATTACGTCGGTTGCGTTGGCGACCTGCACTTTGTGGCTATTGCTGGTTGCCAGGACGAACGTGACAAAACCGTAGACGTTGCCGGTGCCGAGGGCTGCGGGCAGCGTGATGGTTGTACCGGCGGCGGTGTCGAGCTGGATCAGTTTTCCAGCGTCGGCGGCGGTGAGGGTTCGGGCTGATCCGCCAGCCGTCATGAGGTTGACAGCCTCGTTGAGCCTGTCCAGTTCGAGGTTTCTTGCCATGGGGGGTTAGCTCCTACGCTTAGACGGTGGCCGAGAAGGGATCGGCGGGGTTGGAGGCGGCCGGAACAACGAGCTGGCCGCGGACAGCCCATGTATCGGCGGCGATATCGACAAACTCGACCCAATCGCCGATCTGACCGCCTGTCGTGGTGCCGTTCAAAGTCATCGTGTCATCGGTTGATGTGGCCGGATAGGCGGTCTGGGTTGTGCCGTCGCTGTCCAGGATGTTGACGGAACCCTTGAACACGTCAGACGCGTCGGCGACTTTGACGACGTGGTTGGACGTGTTGACAGCACCCACAATGAAGGTGACCTCCATGCCTGACCCTGTCGCGGCCGGCAGGGTGACGGTTGAGGCCGCGCCAGTGTGGTTCAGGCGGATAATGCGGCCATCATGCAGGGCTTGCGTGACGGTGAGCGTTGTCGCGGCGAGGTTGACGATGCGCGCAGCCGTGGCGGCGTTGCGCAGGGCGATTTCGGCCTCGGCGCGGGTGATCTTCTTGGTGCCCGCCGTGCCTGCGGATACGTCGACGATCGGGAACAGATCGCCAGTTGCGGAATCGGCCCCGGTGAGGGCCGTTAGGTCTGAGATTTTCGAGCCCATCAGGCTGCCTCCAGGTTAAGATACTCGTTGTTTTCCGTGACGATGTCTTCGCGGTCCTCAGTGAGCAGGGAGAAATTGCCCTCCACACTGGAGAACTCGTCAGCGAGGAAATCGCCTTCCACGTAAGCGACAACGTCGCCCGCGTCCTTTGTCCCGAGGTTCAGCCTCAGAGAAACGGGGTCGACATAATCGATACCCCATGACTTGACCGTGGTGCCGCTTGCCGTAATGGCAGAACCCCACGTGACCCATGTGCCATTGACCACTTCGCGTTCAATGGTCAGGGAGTTTGTCCCGGTCATTGAAAGGGTGATGGAAACCCCACCGCGAAGCGCGATGAAGGGCTGCGACGTTCCCGTCGCGTTGAACGTCTTGAACAGCATGAACTAGCCTTTCAGTTGACCTGCGCCGTGAAGGCTTCGGCGTTTTGAATGTCCTCGTCGCGGCGCTCTATGCGGTGATGCTCAGCGGCGAGGTCGTATTCGGTGCGGATCTGGCGCAGCGCCTGGTTGAGCAGGTGCATCCGCTTTTCGGGCTGGATGCGACGGAAGTTGGAGCTGAACTTCACGGTCAGCTTGCCGCCCCAAAGTGGCGCTTTGAGCTTGGCAATGGTGCGGATGATCATCTGGCGCGCATCCTCGCTTTGGGCGGCTTGGGCGGTTCTGGCGCCGGGGCAGGCTTCATCGAGATAACGGCCGGCGCGTTGGCCACCTTGCGGAGCGGGGCGACAGGCTCACTCCGCTTGGGCGGGGTGTGGATATCTTCCCATGCTTGCTTGATCGGGCGTTTGGTCGTGAGGGTGAGGGTCGGCGCGCGGTTGACCTCGACGTTAACCGCCCTGATGCCTGTGCCGCCCAGAATTGCCCGGCCAACCCATGGCCTGATCACGGCGATATTGCCTGAGATCAGACATTTGGCGTCAGGCCAGTGTTCTGTGACCTCGACCTTCAGGCCCGGATAGATGCTGGCATATTCGCGGGCGATCGCGTGGCGGGCCAGCTCCTCGAGATGCGCTTCGGCGTCCTCTTCCGAGAGGGCCGAAACATCGACGCCCTTCACGGCCTTGATGACGGCCGCGCGGATCTTCTCGTCCGTAAAATCGTTTGCCCGGACAACGCCGATCGGTTCAATCCGGGTCTTTGAGAAGAAATAGGCCCCTGCAGAAATCGAGGCGGCGAGGGCAAGCAGTATCCAGGCCCAGTCAGCGGCGTTCAGCATGGGGGCGCTCCCCGATTTTGGGCGTGGCTAAAGCGGTGGTCAGCGTCTGACCCGCTCGCAGGGCTCTTGATCGCTAGCCTACGCGCGAGGAAACACCCGCGCTTGCCCCGGTCGATAGCCGCTGGTTTTCCAGCTCCATACGGCCCTACCGCAGTTTGTGCCTTGCTTTGGTCACGAACACAAGGCCTTGGCCATCAGGCCGCTTTGTAACATTGGTCCACAGGGAAGCGCGCTTCGGTTTGCCGGCCAAGCATGACCAGATCAAAGATCGCCTCGTGCCGCTGGATATCTTTCACCCGCAGCTCAAAGCCCTCAAAGCTGGGATGGTCAATGCGGACCATTTCCCCGACCTCGAAAGGCGCTTCTCGGAAGAAGCGGTGATAGTCGGGCAGGTTGAAGTCGTCCAATTCCAGAAACCTGGCCAGCCCCGGCCCATCCAGTACGGCGGCCCGCCCGTTTACGGAGACAACCGTCTTGATCAGGTGATTGGTGTGAACAAGCGCCCACGGGTCTCCGGTTGTCCCTAGAAACACGTATCCAGGTGCGGCGACATATTCCTTGTCGTTCTTCTGGCCTTTGATCCATTTGCCAAATCTACGCTCCAGCTTGATAAAGGCCTTATAGCCTTTGTGGATAGCGTACTTCTTGACCATGTTCTCGCGGTTGTTCCCCGGCGTCACTCGGAGAGCATACCAGATAAGGGGTCCATCGCTCATCGGCGGCGCCTTTCCTGCCTGATGGATCCGATGAGCATCCAGAACAGGCCGAGGCTGGCCCAGGCAAGGTGAACCAGGTCTGGGTCAAGCTTGGGCGCCCACATCAGGGCGGCGGTCAGGGCGAGGATTGAGAGGCCGGCGAGCATCATTGCCCGCCCCCAGAGCCCGTCGACTTGATGCCCCACCAGATGACGGACAGAATGCAGAGCGCGATGACGGTCCACAAGCAGACCCAGAAGCCGGTTTCGATCCAGTTCATTGTTCGCGCTCCGGCTGGAAGATGTTGAAAGGGCTGGGGCGCTCCTGTTGCGGCTCGTTCCAGATCGGATCGGCCAACGGCTCGTGTTCTGCCTCCGGGGTTGGCAGCGCAAACATTCGATAATGCGTCACACGCTTGAGCGCGTTGGCACCAGACAAATCTGACCGAGTGGTTGCCCATTCCGGCTCATGCGTCAGCAACTCGCAAACGCCGTCTTCCCAGCGCGCCTCAACAATGGCCGACGAGGCCGGGAACACGAACTCATCCGCAGGAATCCACCCCTCTCGACGGCGCTCCTCCTCAGCGTGCTCCTGATATCCGTGGTCATCGCGATGGGCTTGCGTGACGGGCGCATAGCCCTCCCCATGCAAGCCCGTCTCCGGCTCAATCGCGGGGTCGCCTGTCAGGACGGAAATGTGTTCGACAGGCTCGGGCGGGTCGTCGAACACCGCTAAGGCGCGGTCAACGTCGGCGATGTTGCGCTTGGCGTTTTCGATTTTCTTCTCGCAAAGATTGAGACTGGACACCAGATCATCGCGCTCGCGTTCCAGATCGTTTTGGTCTTCCAGCAATGCCCTGCGCCATTGTTGCAGCTTTTCAACTAACGTTGCCATGTCATTTGTCCCTTGTTGCTACGCTACGCGTTCTTCTCGGAAATCCTCGGCCGCTTCGGCCAGCCCGTGCGGCGCATGACGGTGCGCAAGCGTCCACAGCGTGACGCCTGCCACGCCCATCGCCGCGCCGATGCGCTCCCATGACATGCCGGCCGCGCGACAGGCGGCTAGCAGTTCCATCCTTGCCGAGAGGCTGTAATTCCGCCGCTTGTCGCCCCGGATCATGTTGGCATTGGCGCGCAATGCAGCCCGATCGGCAGGGTTGATGAAACGGTCGCACCATTGCGAAACGGCTGGACGGGACACGCCCCACAGTTCTGCCAACTGCGTCATGGCCATGCCCTCCGCGATGGCGTTCTGCACGTCCAGCATCCGCTTGGCGTTCACGGCCTCGTTCATCATGCGGTCGCCCCTTTGGCCCACCGATTGTGCTTGCGCCTGGCGACCTCGCCCGCGATCTGCGCACG